GTGGTGCCTGATAAAACCTACACCCAGACCGAATGTGATCAACTGTTCGCCAAGGATATCAAGGCCGCTGACGATGCTCTGCTGCGCTTAACACTGCCACTGGAACTGAACGAGGGAGAGCACGCCGCTTACCTGTCGTTTATCTACAACGTGGGTGAGGGCAATTTTACCCAGTCCACCCTGCGCAAAAAATTACTCGCCGGTGATCGCCTTGGCGCTTGTGATGAACTCATCCACGCCTGCGGTAAGTATGGCTGCAATGGCTGGGTATATAGCCATGACATCAAGTGGCCAGGGCTCGTCACTCGCCGCAATGAAGAACATGCCATGTGCATCCGCGAATTACCCGCCTCAGTGTTTCCACCCCCAGCACAAGGAGCATCCCCATGGATACCGTAAAACGCTATGCGCTGCTGATTGGCAGTGGTCTGGTGGGCATTCTCATGCTGTACCTACTGCTGACGTTGCTGGCACTCAACTACAAGTACGAGAAAAACCAACAGGCGCTGACCGCTGCTAACGCCGCGAATCAGGTAGCGCAAACCGATGCGACCAAACATGTCAGCGCTATCAGTGAACTGACGCTAGAGAACGCCTTACTGCTTAAAGACAACCGCGAACTCGCTAGCCAATTACAGAAAACCAATCAGCAAAAACTGCAACTAACCGCAGCACTTTCTGCATTGAACACCCAGCTCAATCACCAGTTGGCGGAGGCCACAGATGAACACACTAAAACGTGGCGCGCTGATTATGTGCCTGTTGATGCTGTGCAGTTGCTCCAGCGCGCTGCCACCAGTGCGCTATGTGCCGGTACCTCAGACCCACTATGTGCTGATGCCGGAAGCGTTACTGCCCTGGTGCCACATTACACCCTTACCCCTAGAGGTGGTCGAGTGTCTGACAACCCAACCCATGCCGCCACGGTGCATGAGCAATCCGCAACTGCCCGCGCTGGTGATCGCGCTCTACGGTGACCTGGGCAACTGTAACCTCGACAACGCCGCCGCAAGAGCCTGGCACCAGAGCAAACAACAAGCGCTAGAAAAGGATGATAAATGACGGATGTATTTGAACGTGCCAGCGACAAGGAAAACCAAGACCGTGAGGATGCCATTGCCGCAGTGGTCGAGGCCGCCCGTCCTGTAACTATCGCCACGGGTGTGTGTCGGGATTGCTTAGAACCTATCGAGCCTGAACGCCTCGCCGTTGCGCCTTACGCAGTGCGCTGCATTAGCTGCCAGCAGGATGACGATAAACGCTATCGAATGATGACAGGAGGCCATCGTGCTTGATGTGCTTTTTAAAGTTTGGCCGATGGTGGCGACCATTGGCTCAGTGCTGGTGACGCTGATACTGGCCTATCTGTATCGCAAGTTTGTATCTCACACCGAGCATGAGCAACTGGTGCAACGGGTGGATGCGCATGAAAAACGGTTATCCCAGGTAGAGCAGCATATGGATGCCATGCCTACCCGTGAAGAGCTGCATGCTCTGGACAAGGTGCTAACGGGACTTGGTGCGCGCTTTGGGGCAATGGAGCAGGGCATTAACCACATCCGCCGCGATGTGGGCATGTTGATTGAAAACGAACTGAAACAAGAACGCAAAGGAGACCGATGATGGCGTTGTCTGAAATTATGGCCCAGCACCAGCGCCTAGTAATTTTGCGGTTGCTGGCGGAAGTGCCGGGGTTTGACCTGAATGAGTCGGTGATCCAGGACGGACTGGATGCCTATGGGCTGGATATCAGCCGCGATGCGCTGCACACCCAACTGTCCTGGCTGGGTGAGCAAGGCTTTGTCACGGTCGATCATATTGGCAAAACCATGACGGCCACCCTCACCAGCCGTGGTGAAGATGTTGCCAAGGGGCGGGCTATCGTCCCAGGGATTAAGCGTCCACGGGCAGGAGAATAGTTATGGCAACTGATACCCGTGGCCGTCGCTCCAAAGTTGACCTGCTGCCTGCCAACATTCGCAAGCGGTTAGATGCTGGGCTGCGTAATGGCTCAATCCAGCAGAACGAACTGCTGGCGGAAATCAATGCGCTGATTAAAGCCGCAGGCTTACCTGAGGATCAGCAACTATCGCGCTCCGGGTTAAACCGCTATGCAACCAAAATGGAGACCGTGGGCAAGAGCCTACGTGAGATGCGTGAGATCACCCAAGTGTGGACGGCGGAACTGGGCGACAAACCCACTGGCGAAGTCACCAAGTTGATACTGGAAATGGCCCGTTCACAACTGTTTAAAGCGCTGTTAAACCAGTCAGAAGACGGCGAGCCTGCCGATGTTGGCATGATTAAAGATGCCATGCTGGCCGTGCAGCGGTTGGAGAACGCCGCCATGGCTAGCCATAAACGCGAAAAAGAGATCCGTTCGCTGTTTGCTGAGGAAGCTGCCGCCGCTGCTGAAAAGCTCGGTCGCCAAGCAGGGCTAACGGCTGAGACCGCGGCACACATTCGCCAGCAGATATTGGGGATTGCTTAATGAACCTTAACCATCTGTCAGCGAGTCAGAATGAACTGCGCAACCAATCCGCTGCTGCAATATTGGGGGGGAAGTTTGACGCTAATCAGGTATTACTGCCTTATCAACGCCGTTGGATAGCCGATAAAGCACAGCTAAAAATCGCTGAAAAGTCCCGCCGTACTGGGCTGACATGGGCTGAGGCGGCAGATGCGGCTCTGAACAGTTCGATGTCAGTCAGTGCCGGTGGCTCTGACACCTTTTATGTGGGCACCACCAAAGACATGGCGCGGGAGTTTATCGATGCTTGCGCCATGTGGGCCAAAGCCTATGATTGGGCTGCCTCAGAAATTGGCGAAGAGGTCTTACAGGATGAAGATAAAGACATCCTAGTCTATGTGATCAACTTCGCTAGCGGTTTTAAAATCAAAGCGTTGTCGTCTAATCCTTCTAACCTGCGAGGGATGCAGGGCAATGTGATCATCGATGAGGCAGCCTTTCAAAAAGACCTAGCCGCCGCGCTCAAAGCAGCACTGGCGCTGACCATGTGGGGTTCCAATGTCCGGTTGATCTCCACTCATAACGGCATTGATAACCTGTTTAACGAACTGATTAACGACAGCCGTGCGGGGAAGAAACGCTACTCAGTGCATCGTGTGGATATTGATACCGCCTGCGAAGAAGGCTTATATCAGCGCATCTGCCAAGTGAAGAAAACGCCGTGGTCACAGGCGGCTGAAGATGAGTGGAAAGCGAACCTGTTAAGTGATACCGCCACCGAGGAAGACGCGCTAGAGGAATATTACTGCGTACCTAAGTCAGGCGGCGGCTCCTATCTCTCCCGCGCCTTGATTGAGGCGCGTATGGCCAGTGTCGAACAGTGCGGCCCCGTTATCCGCCTGAGCAAAGGCAATGACTTTGGCGAGTGGCCAGAGCACTTGCGCGCCGCCGAGGTAAGCGACTGGTGCAACAAAGCGTTGCTGCCAATATTGATGACGCTCGATCAAGCACGCCCGCATGTGTTCGGTGAGGACTTCGCCCGCAGTGGTGACTTAACGGTAATCGATGTGGGCGAAATTGCCCAAGACCTGCACATAACCACCAAGCTGCAGGTGGAGTTGAAAAACATTCCGTTTCGCCAACAAGAGCAAATCCTGTTTTACATCGTTGATCGCCTGCCACGGCTGCGCGGTGGTGCCATGGATGCACGCGGTAATGGCCAGGCATTGGCCGAGTATGCCCAGGACAAATATGGCACCGAGGTGATCGCCTCAGTGATGCTGTCGGAAAGTTTTTACCGTGAGCAGATGCCACGTTTTAAGTCGCACTTTGAGGATGGCTTGCTCACAGTCCCACGCGATGACGATACCCGTGCCGACCTGCAAGCCTTGGTGATCAACAAACGCGGTACGCCGTGCCTTGGTGAAGTGCGCACCGGCAAGGAGAACGAACGCCACGGCGATGCGGCCATCAGCCTATTCATGATGGTGTATGCCTCCACCATGGATGGCGCACCCATTGAGTTTACCCCCATCCCACGCAGCCGAGATCAGCGCGAACAGCCTGGTCGCGACAGTGATGATGACCTACCAAAGCGAGGTTGCTGGTAATGAGCGACAAGACTTCCCCTATCCTGGATTACACTGGACGGCCATTCAAAGTGAAAGATGCCGGAGAATATCAGACCGACGATGTGCGCCTGGCGGGGTTGCAGCGGACATTCTCAGAGCACCCATCCAGTGGCCTAACCCCTGCACGCGCTGCCGGAATTTTGCTGGCAGCAGAGCAGGGTGACTTGATTGCTCAGTGCGAGCTGGCGGAAGACTTAGAAGAAAAAGACGGCCATCTTTACGCCGAACTCGACAAACGTAAACGGGCGCTACTGGGGGTGGATTGGAACATTGAACCGCCACGTAACCCTAGCCAGCAAGAACGCGATGATGCCGACTATTTGCAGGAACTGCTGAGCGAAGGCAACTACATGGCCAGTCTGGTGAAAGACTTGGCCGATGGCATCCTGAAAGGCTTTGCCATGATGGAACTGAGCTGGAAGCGCGAGCTGGGGGAGTGGTTTGTAGAGTCGCCGGAATACCGCGATCCCGCATGGTTTATGACCCATCCCGAACGGCGTAACGAACTGCGCCTGCGCGATGGTAGCTATGAAGGTGCGGAGCTGTGGCCTTTTGGTTGGATTGCCCATATACACCCCGCCAAATCTGGTTATCTCAGCCGGGCGGGATTAGTGCGACAACTGGTGTGGCCGTTCATTTTTAAGAACTACTCCATCCGCGATTTAGCCGAGTTTCTGGAAATCTACGGTTTGCCACTGCGCATCGGCCAGTATCCCTCCGGTGCCAGCGATGATGAAAAGTCAGCACTGCTGCGGGCGGTGATGAGCATCGGCCACAACGCCGGTGGCATTATGCCCAAAGGCATGATCATGGATTTTCATAGCGCTGCAGCAGGGCAGGCAGACCCCTTTGAGCTGATGTTTAGTTGGGCCGAAAAGACCATGAGCAAAGTGATCTTGGGCGGCACGCTCACCAGTCAGGCCGATGGCAAGTCCAGTACTAATGCGCTCGGCAATGTCCACAACGATGTGCGCCAGGAACTGCGGGACTCAGACTTGATGCTGCTGTCGGAATCGCTCACCCGTGATTTAGTGGCACCGCTGTATGCCCTGAACTGCAAGAGCTTCAACAGTCGCCGTCGTCATCCCCGTTTAGTGTTTGATACCACCGAGGCTGAGGATTACAAATCATTGGCCTATCCGCTGCGGGCCTTTGTCAGCATGGGCATGAAGGTGCCTACCCAATGGCTGCACGATAAAACCCGCATCCCCAAACCCGTGGGGGATGAAGATGTGCTGACCATGCCGACAGAACCCGTCAGCGATAACTCGGCAAATGCTGCCTTAGCAGCCTTGGCAGCAGGTAATACCCCCGCCGAAGCGCTCGCCCCCGACAAAGACAGCCTGGACATGTTGGCATTACAGCTAGACCCCAGCAAGTTGATGGGTAAGTTGATGGCACCTGTGGCCGATGCGGTGTTATCAGCAACCAGCCTGGAAGAACTGCGCGATAGCATCCTTGAACTGCAACTGGATGACGCCGACCTTAAAAAGCAACTGCAGCAGGCTATCGCGGCAGCATATCTGCTGGGGCAGTTTGATATTGAAGAGGGCGTGTAATGGCCGAACGCCAAGCACTGTCACCCAAATATGGCAGCCTGCCGTTCGCTCAGGCGATTGCCCACTATCGGCAAAAACTCAACATCCCTACCGCAACGTGGCGTGATGTCTGGGCCGAAGCCCATAACCGCAGCTTTATGGTGGCGGGGGCGATGGGCAATGACTTGCTCAATGATCTGCGCGGTGCGGTAGATGATGCCATTGCCCGAGGCGTTAGCCTGAGCGAGTTTCAAAAGCAGTTTGCCAGCATTGCCGCTAAACATGGCTGGGACTATACCGGCAACGAAGCCTGGCGCGCCCGCATCATTTACGACACTAACATGCGGCAAAGCTACAACGCTGGCCGCGAGGCTCAGATACAGGCCGCTAAAGCCCGTCGCCCTTATGGCATTTACCTGCACGGCGATAGCCTGCACCCACGTGAGCAGCACTTGCTGTGGCACAACACGGTGCTGCCACTGGATGATCCTTGGTGGGACACTCACAGCCCCAGCAATGGCTATGGCTGCAAGTGCAAGAAGATGAGCGCCAGTGAGGCTGACCTGAAACGCTATGGCCTTAGTGTCTCAGCATCACCCAAGGTGGAACTACGCGACTACATCGATAAGGCCACTGGTGAAGTGAAGCAAATTCCCAAAGGGATTGATCCTGGCTTTGAGTATCGCCCTGGCAATTTGGCCGAGGCGAATCAAACACTCAAGCAAACGCTGCAGGCTAAACCCACGGCCAAAAAAAGCAGCGCGAATAAATCGCCAGTGATAGCGCCACCACGCATGGTGGATAGTGTGTTTTCCAGCATCCGG